CATCACAAAAATTAGCAGCTGAAACCAGAGGTACTAATTCTCTAGGTAGAGCGACTAAAGACGCAATGGATAAAGGCTTCGGTATAACCGGAACTACTGGCGCTGATTTAATTACAGATTGGAAAAACGAAGCTACGGTGTCTCGAAACGCAATAGGTGATAAAATCTATACATATAAAGGAAAACCAACTGCGTTAAACTTATCTGAGTATTTTCAAAGGGATAGAAGAACGAGCCCCAGTGCTATGGGTGGAGTAGTAGTAGATACCAGTAATTCAAATAACGTTATTACAAACCAGACCTCCGCGGCACTATATGGAAACCCGGGGTCTGGATATGATTTAGGTGATGAACTACTAATTATGCAAAAGAGCGGTATTGCACCTGGATTCTAAGCGTCTTCTTTTGCTAACTTAGAAAAGTAAGATAGAGTATCTTCATCTTCAGAACTCATTTCTTCTGCAGTTACTGGTTCTACCGCAGGAACTGGATCATTCAATTTAACTTCTTCCTTAACAGTATAAGATCCAGCTGTAGCTGTCTCTCCAAGAACTTTAATTAACTTAGTTTTAAGTTCATCAAAAGTCTTATAATTTTTAGGATTAGTAAACTCAGTAAGATCGTGTAGTTGATTATATACACCTTCTAATTTAGCTTCTTCTCCAGTTAAGAATTGATCAGGACTTGCAAACTCAGATTTGTCATAGTTTCTATAACCTTCGACATTTCTTATTTTAAGTTTAAAGTTCGCACCTTCCCAAAAGTCAAATGGATCTACTGGACTTTCATCTGCAAACTCAGGATTCATTTGGTCATAAATCTTATCAAAGATTTTCTTACCAAATTTATATAGAAATACTTTTCCTTCGTTTTGAGGAGCAGATGGATCACTAACTACGTAAATATTAGTTACATAATGTAGTCTTCTCTTTTGAGTTCTAGCTTTATCTTTATCAGATTCAATGCCAGAATTCCAAAGTCTCGAATTAAGTTCTCCAACTGGATCAGTTTGACCAATTGAAGTTAATGAATTCTCAATATACCATAAGCCAGTAGGACCTTTAAATCCATGATCCCAATATCTTACAAATGGAATTTCTCCATCTTTCCCAGGAAGAAATCTAAGAACTGCATAACCATTACCAGCTTTATCTACTGTTGGTTTCCAAATTCTATCATCGACATAAGATTTAGTCTCACTACTATTTGTAGATTGAGCTGCTTCTATAATTTTATTGATGTTTGATCCGCGATTGCGTTTTAATGTTTCAAATGACATAGTATTGTCTCCTTATTTGCTGAAATATTAACTGAAATATATTTTTGTATAGTACTATATATAAGACTATTCAAAAAGTGTTGAGTCAATGGCATTCTTCTTTGGAAGAAAGTTTAAGTCCATTGCCTCGGCTTCAAGCTTATCTTTAATTACAGGTGATATGAACTTCTTAATATCTTCTATTTCAATATCATTCAGTTCACACACTTTAATTATAGCATCCATGTAAGGTATCTTAAGTTCTCCCACAGTACTCTCGATAAGCTTTGTAAATTTAGACTTTGTTAAAAATTGATCTTCTATTTTCATTTGTCTAAAACCCTTAATAAGATAGTATCGTTATTGATTCTACCATTTGGTATCTGAACTTTAGTCTTAAGAGCTGATAGCTCTTTTTGGAGTTGAATAGGAGTTTTGTTCAGTACCAAAGGTAGAATATCGTTAGGTTTTCTTAACCTAATCTTTATAGATTGCTCTTTATCAAAATTCTTTAATGTTGAACCTGACATTTCAAATCCTTTTGGATTTTCAGTGTAATACATATTGAGCTCTCTATTTTTAACATTAAATGTATATAATCTAACCTTGCCAATAATTCCTATTGGATGTATTGATACGATTTTATATTCGTCATCAAGGTTTTTATATTGTAACTTAGATACTTGTTTATCTGCAGCTTTTGGTCTACTAACTTTAATTGTTCTAGTAGCTTTTGAAGCTGATTTGATTCTTTCCATATCTTCTAACATAGATTTACATACATTAATTCGATGTTTGAGGGATGACTTTTTCACATGGGAGTAACCTTCAACGGCTTGTTCACATCTTTTAAAATAGGCATCTTCATAATCTAGAAGCCACCCCTCAACCTGAGGCTTAACATGACTTATTGCAGTATTTGTTAAGCCGTGAAACTTGAACCTATCGTATAAATTAATCGTGGTATCTTCACCCTCGATCCACTGGTCTTCTAGTTCAAGTAATTCTTGCATTATAGTATTTTTAATCTTTCTTTCCAATCTCATTAGTGGTGAGATAGTTATAACATTATTTTTAGATTTTTGTTCTAACTTTTTTTGGTTATATAAAACTTTACCTTTTTCAATAAATGGTATTATAAATTCAAATAAGTGTGATAAGTAATCAGGTGCTTTTCCTTGATTCAATTCACTATTTTTATTTAACTCATTATTATACCAAAAAGCAGTAACACCATGATGTGACATTGTGAAATGATACTCTGGATTAGCTAAAATATATTTTGATGGTTGAGGAAAGTTTTTCTTAATCCATTTTTTAACTTGATTGATACAGTCTTTTTTATCTACTTCTAAGTGAAAATATTCTTTTACTACGTCGAAACCTTTTTCAATTGGTATACCAGCTAAACCAGTTCTTGCTCTAGCTCTTCCAACTTTCTTTTTTCTTTTATTACCTTTTAATGCTGTTAATCCCATATTCAACTCCCATTTATATGTTATTTTGATTAATGTATTGATGTGTTGCGCCAATGACCATATTAGGATATTCACCTAAATAAGTACCAGCCTCTAGCATTTCTTTGGTTACTAAATGCTTATGCATATGTTCTATATTATCGTAGTCTGCAAGAATGTCTTTACCTAACTGATCAAACTCATGATCAGTTATTAAATTTTTATCAAGCTTATAATATGCATATGAACACATTAGATATTTAGCTATTGGATTCTTCAAGAAAGTCTCCTCTAGCTGTTCTAAATTGTTGGTACTTAGCTCCCATTGAGCAAATTAAACCATCTGCCAAATCTGGCTCAGTGTTAACGATTAGTTTGAGAAGTTCTTCTCTTTGTTCGTAGCTCATATCGCAGATAGACTTAAAAACTGTTTTTGGATCAAGTGAAACTTTCATTAGTTATAACCTCTAGTAGCAAGAGAATCATACATTGCTTCAGTATCAGTATAAAACTTATCTTGATGAGCAATATTAATTTTAGTAGATATAGCAACTGCTAAACCACTATTTCTTTCTAATAATCTTTGAGCAAACTCATCTTGATGACCAGGTGACATTGCTTCTAACTGATCGATGATTTTGTTATAATTATACATTTCAACTCCTAATTTTTTATTTTATAGTTATATTCTATCATACTTTTAAGCAAATGTAAAGGATTATTTTCACTTATTTGAAAGTTTTCACTTAACATGTTAATTACGTCTCATAGTAGCATATTCTTTTGCGTCAGAATTTTTATTGACCGGTACCATATTAGATTTATGCATTGTAGCGATACCGGTGATGAAAGTACCTGTATAGGTATTTTGTTTAGACTTACCAACTACAGGACCTGTGTAGTCGCTAGTTGGTAGAGCTCGTGAAAGTTCCTTATAATTAGGAGCTTTAATTCCTGAATTTTTATTTTTGTTTTTAAGTTGTGTAGGATGGACTCCTCTATCCATAAGCCATTTATCATGCTCGGCTTGAGCTTTTTGCCACCCAATTTTACGAAATGGTTTTTTCTTTTTATTATTATTGTTGTTATAATATACTGGCATCAAATGCATTGTCATTGAGTAGCCTCAAATATTTGTGTTAAATCAATATAGCCATAATTGATTGCAAACAGTATACCTACAATAACTATAATGATTACTGCATTACGAAAGAACCAACCAACTATGGAAAAGAATACGCCTACAATCAATGCTCCAGCTACCGCGAAGAAGAGGAGTTGTAAAAATAGTGGAAGCATTGATTGTATCTCAGAAGGACTAGGCATATAAGTCTAGCTCCTTTTGTGCTTCCTCAGGTGTGGCAAAATAACCACTGTACCTGTTGTATGGCTGGATAAATCCTTCGGAATTATCAATCTTGCCAACATACCAACCGGCAGCTGAGGCCATAACGATAGCTTCTGATACGCCATCGTTATCAAATTGAATATCTTTAATTTCTTTTTTAAATTGCATTTTAGTTTCTCCGCTTTTTTAATTTTTAATAGATATATTATACCATATTTTTTAGCAGATGTAAAGGAAAAAATGCATTTAATTTAAAAAAAGTGATTAACATATTAACTATGTTTTATCTCTTTGAATAGCATCTGGTCCAGAGTCAAGTGATAACTCTGGACTTTTATTTTGCAAAGCATCTAACTGAGCTCTAAGTTCTTTTATACGATTATACAAAGTATATTTTTCTTTAGTTTCTTCAGTTAGTTGCTTTTTAAGCAAGTCATATTTATTGAAGGGTTTCGTCATCTTCCATCTCCAGTTCAAATATAAACTCCATACCGTTATCATTTTGAGACTGATGAACACACTCGCCTAGAGTATAGTTTTCATCATCAACGGTAAAGACTATTTCTTTTTCTTCATTAAACTTTTTTAATTTTTCTTTTTTGAAATTTATAACATTTGATTTTTTAGACATAAGTTTCTCCTGTATTTAGTTACTATGCTCCTGTACCAATTGCTGGTGCAGATGTGTTCTAAATACTTTTTTACTTTATAGATCTATTATACTATAGTTTTCAACAAAAGTAAAGGAAAAAGTGATTAACTTGTTAAATGCTTCGCGTGTATTTTACAACCTATAAAGTTGTTGTAATAATCTTCACGTAATAGTACATCGTTATCAAATTGCAGTTTTGCTTCATGATATGACATGTCACCTTTAGTCTTACAGAGTCTTAAGATCTTTCGACTGAAGGTTTTCTCTCCTTGTGATTCCACAAGTCTGCGTACTTCATCTGATGATCCGTAATATTCTTTCCAGTCAGATTCAGTACGTGTTCGTACGCGTCTCTTACGTGTTTTAGTGATGGGGAGCGTTTTAGGTTTCCAGAAATTCTTCTTTCCAATATATTTTTTACCGGTGTTGATTTCTGTGATTTCGTATACAAAGCCTTGATACTCCTCTGGCGTAGTTTCAAATAGTTTATTATTGTAATGCCACATAATGTTATTTATTCAGATGATTCAACTTCCTCTGGCTCTGCTCTTCTTCCACACATTGAACAGAAAGTAGGTTCTTTGTAAGATGCTACGTAGGTTGTTTCATCACATTCTTCACACTCTATTTTGTAATCTTTCAATGATTTCTCTCTTTCTTCTATTAGACGCTTTGAACCACTCAGCTATTTCATGAGTAGTTCTACCACATCCAATACACACCTCGTTATCAACTTTACATATCTTAACACAAGGTGAAACTATATTAGAAGTCGATTTCACAGGCGCCACCTGCGCATGCGGCTGCAGCGAGTGTATCAACATCAGTATACTTCTTTTCTGTTATATCTTCTTTCCAATCAATTTGTTTTAAGTTTGATTGAATTTTTTTCCATTTATGTAATAGGTATGCGTCTTTTAAACAACCTTCAGATATTTTAGTATCTCCATCACAATAATTATCTGCAAAGTTTTCAAATCTACGTACCCAATCTTTTCTAGCAGAGTTTTCTGAAGACTCCACTGATAAGTCTAAACCAAAACCTTGAGCAGTTGAACATGCATCCCATAGGTTTGGATATACTTTAAGTGCATCAACTAATAAGCCAGAAGCAAATATTGATGCATCACCATATTTCTTAACCATAGTTTTAGAATCGATGACACCAGTATTAGGAGCTTGGTTGTAGTCTTTATCACCAGTCATTGCTAAGAATGAAATGCCGGCAAATGCATCACGATTTTCATATACATATTTTTCTACATTATCCCAATCATCTACAATGATAGTATTTGATACGTTATGTCTTATACCTTTATCTGCACAAAGATCTTCATTAGTGCCTGTTTCAACCCAATGCTTTTGAGCTTTCTTAACAAGTTCAAGATGTTTAATACCTAGTAAGTCATCTTTATACATTGAACCTTTTTTAGGTAATATTGGAAATGAAACAACTACATCAGTTCCACTAGCGGACCAAACAGAATCTTCAACCATATATGGATTAGTTCTCATTATTGCTTGAGTAATTTCTGATTCTTTATTCATTTGTACATTTCTTATGTACATATTAGAATGTTCGGCATGAATACCAGATGCAGTTTGTAATAACACAGATGCATTGCCACTTGGTTTTACACATGTTGTTCTTGCTGCAGGATTAATACCTATTATTTTTGCAACTTCTCTGTTAACATCTTTAACAATCTCTGCACCTTTTTCAAGTATCTTTTCATTGAAAAGAATATCTGGATTGTTCATCCATCCTGTAATCGAAACTCCAAGTAATGCTTCTCTATCAAATATTAATTTAGAAGTATCGGTTAAAAACTTAAAGTCTGTGTACCCTGCCTGTAGGGTACCGAGGATAGACGCTGCTCTACAGGCCTTGTAAAAGTCT